GAGCGCAAGCAGGATGGCGGACAGCCACAGGCACAGCCTCAGATGCAGGGACAGACTCAGGGAAACGCACCTCAGGCACAGGGATATGGACAGCCTCAGGGTGGTTATCGCCAGAATGGACAAAATCAGGGGTATGGACAGACGCAGGGATACGGCGGATACGCACAGCCGAGCCGCGGCGGGTATCAGCAGGCTGAACTGCCGTTTCATTGATTGATTTGACAATGATATGGGCACCTACCCTTCGGGGGAGGGTGCCTGTTTTAGTGTGCGGGGTATTTTGGGGATGATTTGTGATTTTAAACGCGATAATCAGCAGAGGACGAGGCTGTACCGCATATGGGATAACATGAACACGAGATGCTCATGCCCGTCAAAGGGACGCGACTACGAGCGGTATTATGGCGGCAAGGGTATCCGCGTTTGCGATGAATGGAAACACAGTTTCGAGAATTTCCGGGACTGGTCTCTGGAGCATGGATATGCGGAAAATCTCCAGTTAGACCGTATCGACAGTGACGGTAATTATACGCCTGAGAATTGCAGATGGGCGACGCCACAGCAGCAGGCATGGAACCGTTCAAATTGTATCAAAGTCATTTTCGGCGGCGTCGAGAAACCGCTCGCCGAATGGGTGCAGATTTTCGGTCTTGACTATCGCCGCGTATACGAGCGCAGAAGAGCGGGTTGGGATGTTTATGACATACTTTTCTGCCCGTGTGGTATGAGGCGAAGCAAATTTCATAAACAGGAAGTTGGTTGACTGACAGATGTATAGAAAAGGCGGGTAAATCCGGTTCGCCGGATACCCGTCCCCATTGGTATAGAGCGGCTCGCCTTGGCGCTGATTTAGAGGGATATCTCCACCCTCGCTCTCACTGTGGCGTCGAGGCGCGGCGTTGTGTATCAATGGACATATGAGAGCGAAATAAGCGGAGAAAAAGATGGCGAAGAATACAGAACAGATAATTGTTAAGGACATAAATTCAATTATCCCGTATATCAATAACCCGAGGCATAACAAAGAGGCTGTTGATTTGGTGGCGGCGTCAATATCAGAATTTGGATTTAAAAATCCTATTATTCTGGACAGTAAGAATGTTATTGTTGCGGGACATACCCGTTTTGCGGCGGCGAAAAAGTTAGGTTTGAAAGAGGTTCCCTGCATTGTAGCGGACGACCTGACTGAACAGCAGATTAAAGCGTTCCGTCTTGCGGACAATAAAGTTGCTGAGGCGGCGACGTGGGACATGGATTTGCTGAAAATTGAATTGGACGGCATAACTGACATTGATATGTCTAACCTTGGATTTGATGATATTAGCCTTGGAGATGAGACAACCGAAGGGCATAGCGGTGTCAGTGAAGATGATGTTCCTGAAAAACCCGACGAGCCTAATACCAAAGTTGGCGATATTTATCAGTTAGGAAAGCACAGACTGATATGCGGTGACTGCACGGATGTTGCGGTTATTGACAGGCTTATGGATGGGGCAAAGGCTGATATGGTGTTTACTGACCCGCCATATAATTTACGGACAGAGGGCGGCTGTAAAGGAAGTGTTGGAAAGAGTTTGAAAAAGCAAGGTAAAGACATTGAATTTATTGCAAATTTTAACCCATCTGATTTCTTGAATGTATTGCCTATTGTATTTAATGGGAACATGAACGCATATATTTTTTGCAATAAAGAGTTATTACCCGATTATCTGAATTGGTGCAAGAATAGCGGATATTCATGGAATGTGCTGGTATGGAAAAAGCCAACCGCAATTCCGATAGGGGATAGCCACAGACCCGACATTGAATATTTATTGCTATTTAGAAAAAACGCATTGTGGAACAACGGAACAGATGCAAACTATTCAAGATGCTTACAATATGACAGAGTGAAAAAGAGTGAGGAAAACGGAAACCACCCAACACCGAAGCCTATTGAGTTAATAGCAAACGAATTGAAAATATCAAGTAATAAGAATTCTGTTGTTGTGGACTTTTTCGGCGGTAGTGGTAGCACGCTAATAGCCTGTGAACAGTTGAACAGAAAATGCTACATGGCAGAACTCGACCCGAAGTATTGCGACGTCATAATTGCAAGATGGGAGAAATTAACGGGAAAGAAAGCGGAGAGGATTAACTAATCAGAAAGGAGGCGCACCGTGGCGAAAAATTTAGGCGGAAGACCATATAAAGAAATTGACAAAGCCCAGTTTGAAAATCTGTGCGCCTTACAGTGTACGAAGTCTGAGATTTGTGCATGGTTTGACGTAACGGATAAGACACTGGAAAGATGGTGTAAACGGACGTATGGCGCCGGTTTTTCCGAAGTTTTTGCCGCTAAGCGCGGCAAAGGGGTAATATCTGTGCGCAGAGCGCTGTATCAAAATGCAGTGCAAAAAGGGAATGTCAAGGCACAGATATTCTGGTTGAAGAACCATGGGGGGATGAGCGAGAAGGTATCTGTGGAGACGCACGAAGTCAGTGATGACAGCGTGAAAGCGATGGAAGACTATTTCAGCAAAAAAGTCCATGATGGGCGGTGATGACACGTGATTAGTCGTGAAGAGATTTTCCGCATGTTGTGGGAACGCCCTGTTGAAGTCGGACATTGGGTTGGTTTTAAAGATTTGACCGACCTGCATAACGAGTGGCTAAGGGATTGGTTATACAGACACGATGACCAAACGCTTCAGGCGCACCGTGGTTCGTATAAAACGACGACGCTGAGCCTGTTTTTTGCGCTTCATGCGTTCGAACAGCCGAACGAAAATTTACTGTATTTCAGAAAGACGGATACGGACGTAAAGGAAATCTGTAAGCAGTCGCAGAAAATCTTGCAGAGCGGATGTATGCAGGAAATGAGTCGTATCGTATACGGGCAGCCGTTAATCCTGACTACGAAGTCGGAAACGGAAATCAATACGAATTTGGCGACCGGTATCAGAGGTGCTTCGCAGATTGTCGGTAAGGGTATCGGAACCAGCGTAACAGGCGGTCACGCAGATATTGTCGTGACCGACGACGTGGTGACCTTGAGGGATAGGGTATCGAAAGCGGAACGAGAGTCCACAAAGATACGTTATCAGGAACTTATTAACGTCTGTAATAGGGGCGGACGATTTATTAACGTGGGCACGCCGTGGGAAAAATCCGATGCGTTCTCCCTGATGCCGAACATTAAGAAGGTAGACTGTTACAGTACCGGGCTGATACCGCCCGAAAAATTGGCAAAAATTAAAGAGCAAATGAGTCCATCTCTGTTCGCGGCGAACTATGAACTCAGGCACATTGCGGATGGCACAGAATTGTTCGCGGATGCACTACTGGACGGCAAAGTTGCGCAGTTGTACGACGGCATTGGTCATATCGACGCGGCGTATGGCGGCGGCGACGCGGTTGCGTTTACCATCATGAAAAGGAATGCTGACGGTAGCATTACGGCATACGGGCGGATTTGGCCTGAGGCACATGTGGAAAACTGTTTGACCGATATATATAACGACTGGTCGGAATACAGATGCGGGACTATTTATTCGGAGCGAAACGCGGATAAGGGATATTTAGCGAAGTCGCTACAAGGGCTAGAAATCCCGGCGGCGACGTACCACGAGCAACAAAACAAGTACATAAAGATAACGACGCATCTGAAAAAGATGTGGAAAAAGATACATTGGATACCGGAAACGGATTTGGACTATTTGGCAATGATAACGGACTACACGGAGCAGGCGGCTCACGACGATGCCCCGGACAGCGCGGCTTCCTTGTGTAGGATTTTGGATAGTAAACAGCCTGCGACGAAACCGGACTACCTGCGAGGGGGATTGTAAATTATGGGATATGATTTCAAAAAGAAAACAGATATTTTTAGATACCCGTCTGACAGGGCGCTGACGGAAATTGAATTGTATAAATTCATCTCAAAAAATGACCAAATGTGTCTTTCGCGATATAAGCCACTTCAAGACGCATATGACAACCGATACGAAATTTTCCGTATGCCGAAAAAACCGGCATGGAAACCTGATAGCAGAATTTCGATGAATTTTGCGAGCGAGATTACAGATACGTTTGAAGGTTTTCTGATGGGACAGCCGATTTCCTTCTCCTCGGACGATGAGACCGTTCAGGAATATCTTACACACCTGCATTCTTATTCCGGGCAGACAGACCATACGGCTGAATTGTCGACGTTGGTATCCATTTTCGGACGTGCATACGAGATTTACTACGTGGACGCGGACGGGGAAATTGATATGTCATATCTTTCTCCGATGGATGCATTCATGATATTCGATGAGGGCATTGACCCGGAACCGCTGTATTTTGTGCGTACGTACTACGACTACGACGGAATGCGCAGGGGGTCGATTTCCGATGTGGATTTTGTTCGTTATTTCCATATTCAGGGCGGCATCCAGTGGGACGGAGACCCGCTGCCTCATGGTTTCGACGGCGTACCGGCGACAGAGTACAAGCAGAACGTCAGTAGGAAGGGCGTTTTCGAGGATGCGCTTTCGGCAGTCGATGCATACAATTTGGTTCTGTCAGAGAAGTGCAATGATGTCAGAGCGTTAGCCGATGCCTACCTAAAAATACTTGGCGCCCCGGATATCGACAAGGAAAGTATGATGTGGATGCGTGATAATCATATCATTTATTCGGCGGGTACGTTCGACGGCAAGATGCCGGAAATTGATTTTCTGGGCAGACCGTCAGCGGACGGCACGCAGGAAAATCTGCTGAACAGGCTTCAGAAAAACATTTTCTCTATGTCAAATGTTGTTGATTTGAACAGTGAAGGTTTCCAACAGGCAAGCGGGAAGGCACTCAGACAGCGCATGCAGTCGATGATAAACCTTGCAGGGCGCAAACAGCGAAAACTCGACGAGGGATTTAAGCGCAGATACCGCCTCATCTTTAGTAACCCGTGCTCAGGCATGGCGGACGATGCGTGGACGGAGGTTTCATGGAAGTATAATCTCATGCTCCCCGATGTATTGGGCGACGAGGCGGACACAGCCGGAAAACTTGCGGGCGTTGTTTCGAAGCGCACGCAGCTGAAGGTTCTCTCCATTGTGGATGACCCGGACAAGGAAATCGAAGCGATGGAAGAGGAACAGTCGGCGATATGGACGGACGGATATGACATAGACCGCACGGACAAGACCGACAAGGACGGTGATGCCTGATGGCGGACGCAGATTGGAAGAAACGCTTTCAGGAACACTGGGAAGGTTCCGAAAAAGCACTGCAAGCGCAGGTCGAAAGAGCGGAAAGGCAGGCGAAAAAACGCCTGCTAAGCGCAATGGAGACAGAGGCGAAGCGCCTTGAACAGCAGATTGAAGGATACTATAAGAAATACGCTGACAAGGATGGCATTATTGAATACCGGAAACTCATGATTGGCGCGGATGCGGCGACTCGAAAGCAGATTTTTGAGGATTGGGAAGGTTTTTCTGAGATGCATCCTGAATATGCGCACCTGACACCTGCCCGCGAAAGCATTTACCGGCTGAACAGATTGCAAGCAGAGCAAGAACAAATCAGATTGGCGATGGCGGAATACGGCATAAAAGACAGCGAAAGAGTCCTGAAATATGTGGGAAAAACGGCGGAGCAGTCGTTTACTGCGTATTGCAATGCGTTAGGGCAGCAGGGGCGATTGGGCGTATATAACCCGCACATTATTGTCCATTTTAAGCCTGTCAGCGCAATGGAGAGTCATGAGATTTTGGATGAACTTGCGGCGATGATGGCGCACGGCGACAAGACCGTAACGCTTCCGACGGACATTCCGGGAAAAATCTTAGAGTCCAAGATGAAGCTTGCGGATTACATGAATACCAACATGGTGAACGCGTTCGCTCGCGGCGACAGTACAGAGCGTATCGTCAAGGACATGATGACCAAATTCAAAGGCTTCACCAAAAACGATTTGACGCGGCTGACGTATACAGAGAACACGAGGGTGATGGCGGAGACAAGCGCGTGCCTGAATGAACTTTCGGGCGTGACGGAGTATAAATTTTCGACATACAACGATAATCTCGTTTGTCCAATTTGCATGTCTTTGCAGGACGCGGGCCCGTTTAAGTACAAAGACCGGGTACCGGGGGAAAATTTTCCGCCAATGCACCCATGGTGTCGCTGTACCGTGACGCCGGTGACAGGAAGTTTCGACGATTTCATGGACTCACAGTTAGGAAAATACCTGAAGGGATTTAAGTCATGAGAAAAGTAATATTTGTTTCAGGACGATATTGTCCGCG